CCTTCAGCCTTGCCGAAGATAGAGCCTGCGGGCAGAATGAGCTGCATCACATCTCCCTCGGGGTCGCTCTCCAACACCACGGCCAGCTTGTGCTGGTACTTGCAGGCGCGGCTGTTGCCGTTACCCGAACCGGCCACGTTCTGTGGGCAGTTAGCGCAGTTTGACGACTGCGGGTTTTTGGCGTTGCTGTCGGGGGTCTCGCCATCGGATGATGTGCAGTCCGGCGGGGCCGCAGCAGCATCGGGGTTGTAGGCGGCTGCATAGAACTGGCGGCTCACCTTTGGCGCAGCCTTTACGATGATGACGTCCAAGTGGCGCTCTTCAATGCTGGCGACTTCTTTGCCTTCGCTCAGCAGACGAAACACACCGCCACGAATGGAGACGCGTTTGCCGCCGCCAACAGTGGCACTACCCGCCAAGGCGCGGGCGTTATCCGACAGCACGTTGTTGCGTGCAAAGGCGGGGACTTTGGATGGGTTGAATGTAGCAAGGTTGCTCATGGTTCTCTCTTAACGTGGTTTGGTAATACGAATCTCAAAATCGCTGAATGCGTTGAGACCGGGGGGAACAACACCGGGGTTGTCTTCTAAAAATTTGGCCATGTTCAATTGCGCAATACGCTTCTCCAACAAGTCCACGACATCGTGCTCAACGATAAACGCCTTGAACGAGTCCCAGTCTTGGGTGGAGTACCGCGTCTTGCTTGCCATTGAGACAGTGCCAAACTCAGTTTTTACATACGAAACGCCAAGGGCTTTCATATGGTCTTTAATCGCAAACTTAACTTCGTCTTGCGATGCCTTGAGTTCTTCCACTCGCGTGTCGTACTCTTTGGTTAGTTGCTCGATTTCCGCTTTGATTTTGCGGTAAATCTTCGTCAGCTTATCAATGGGGATAGGCTCTTCACTCATTTACTTCTCCTGTTGTTGTGTCTAGTGTTTGACAAGTGTACACGATTTTTCTACCTTTGCAAGCTCCTTTCTTAACTACTTATTGCTGTTTTGAACATGTCGGTCAGGAGGAAGTTGTCGTCCACCTTTGAGACCAACGCACTGAACATCTTCTTCTCAATCGGGCTGCTCTCGATGTGGTAGACCGACACCTTCTCAGCATTCTGCCCCTTGCGGTCAGCCCGCGCAATACACTGAATATATTGCTCAACACTCATCAACGGCCCGAAAAACACAACCGTATCAGCGGCGGTCAAAGTTATCCCGTGGGCGGTGGCTTGGGGCTGCATGACAAGGACGCGTGGGCTGAGCTCATGCTGAAAGCGGCGGATAATATCAGCCCGTTTGGTAGGGGAAACCCCACCGTGAATGCACTCGGCGCTTATGGTGTGCTTGGTCAGGTGTGTGTAGATGGTGTCAATGCTGCTGCGGAACATGGCAAACACCAGCACCTTGCGGTCGGTCTCCCCGAGTATGGCGTTCAGCTCGTTCAGGCGCGGGGTAGCATCGAACTCCACAACGTCTTTGTCGTCTGTGTACACAGCGCCGCAACTGATTTGCAGCAGCTTGCTGACCCCTGCTGCCGCATTAACTGCCGTGATGGTCTCGCCTGCTGCCTCCACCATGAGCCGGTCTTTGAGTGCGTTGTAGTACTTGATTTGCTGCGGTGTCAGGGCCACTGTGCGCGTCATCGTCATCACCGGAGGTAGGTCTAGGCACTGCTCCTTTGTGAAGCGTATGGCGGGCTGTAGCGCCTCCAGCACCAGCGCCTTGGCCTCGGGCTTAGGAACCCACTTGAACATGGTGGCCTTGAGCATCACCTTGTCCCGCCACGCTGTATAAAAATTAGGCACACCGCCGGGGTTGACCAGCTTGGCAAGGCCGTACGCATCCACAGGTGACTGCGAAGCCGGTGTGCCGGTCATCATCCACAACCTAGTCTCCGGCTTGAGAATGGCTCTGAGGGACTTCCAGCGGTTGGTTGTCGGGGTCTTGTAGGCGTTGGCCTCATCCACAATCACCAAGTCGAAGCGTCCGTCGTTGATGATTTCATTGGCAATCAGGTTCAGCCCGTCATAGTTGGCAATGACAAACTCGTAGTCCTCTTGCACCATCTCGATGCGCCGCGACGACTGCGTGTGGTGGGCCACCACCGCTGACCTGTGGATGATGCTGTTGCTCAAGTCGCCCAACCACGCGCTGTGCATGATGGACAGCGGGCACAGAATCAACACACGGCGAACATGTTTGATGCTCATCAGGTAGTCTGCGGCCCACAAAGCGCTCAGCGTCTTGCCTGTGCCGGGTTCGCTGAACACAAACGCCTTGCGGTGCAGCGTCAGGAAGTCCGAGGTCTGTATCTGGTGCGCCATTGGCTTGTATTTACCGGGCCAGTTGTATCGCCGTGTGATGGGCGATGGCACATCCTTAACACCTAGATTACGCAGTACCTGCGTCTCCTCAATGCCCCAGTGCACCAACACCTCGTACGTGCCGTTGCTTTCGCTGACGACCTTGTGCTTTGGGATGATGGAGTATTTGTGTGGGTTGCGAGTTTTTAGCAGCAGTGCTCTGTCGTCGATAATTTCCATTTGCTTCTCATGTAGTTATTTGTTGTCGCCTTGATTGGCTGACTTGCTTCGCAACCGCAGATTGCCCGGTGTGGACTTGCCGCCCTTGCGCAGCGGCTTGATGTGGTCGATGTCCTTGCCTGCGCGGTCAACGCCTTTGGCATCGTACGCACGCCGTGCGCGTTGGCGCTCGTGTTGGTCTGAGTCAGGGCCGGACTTGCCGGTCTTGAGGTCTTGCTTGTATTCCTTCTTGTAGTCGCGGGTTGCCACGGTACGTCCTTTCAATGCTTGGGGTTATGTAAACATTTCACTACAGGACACCAACCGCATAGTGGGGTTGGCTTGGGGTTCCACACGCCTGTCTCGTGTGCTTGCTCGATACGAGCTACGCGCTGTCGATAGCTCCACCACTCGGACTCGGCCTTGTCGATGGTCATGTCTTGGCGCACCATATCGTTCTTGACCACAAACAAAAGCGCCCCACTCACCTTGCGGATGTGTGGGTAGTGGGCAAATATCATCAAGGCCATCAACTTCAATTGTTCCCGATCGGGATAGCGGTTGTTGCCGGATTTGTAATCTATTACTTTTGCCGTTAGGTTCTCATCGTCAATGATGATGAGGTCGGCAATCCCGCGCACCCATCGGTTAGGGTCGTTGAAGTCGCAGGGTTTCAAGTCCTTGGTCAGCGCCATCTCATGTTCGCACAGCTTGCGTCCGGGCTTGGCAATCAACGCATCAAGCGTTGCCTGCATAAACTCAAACTGCTTTGGCAGTGGTTCCCCATCCCGTACATACTTCTCCGCAGCGGTGTGCAGCTCCTTGCCGTACAGCGTTGCCACTGTGTCGGACTTGGGGAAACTCTTGAGCACCGTTACTTCGTGATACTGGCGGGGGCACTGCTCGTAGGCTTTCAAGCCTGAGTGCGACCATGTGACGTTGACCATTAGAACCTCGCTGAATCGATTGCTTTAGATAGTCGGCTGGCAAACGCAATGACAAACGATTCATCACGGTTGAGGTTGTGTCGCCCCATGTCGTGAAGAATTGCATGCACTAGCTCATGCCAGAACGAATCACGTATCTCTGAGGCAGGCAGTTTGCGGTTTGTCTGCCCGTTGCGCAGACCGAGTTGAATGCGCTGCTCGTCGTACTGAATACGTCCGACATGTTGCTTGTCCAGCAGCGCTTCAATCACCTCAACTGAATACCGTTTGTTACCGACCCGGATGCGGCGCGGCAGTAGTAGTTTTGTGTCTGTTTTCATGCTTCTCCTAGTTTTTAGCTAACCCGTATCTACGGTGAACGCCACCGTCAGCGCCAAGTGGAATCCCCGGCAGATACCGTGGCTCCATGACCATTTGCGCCAAGACCCAAGTCTTAGCGTCATTTGCTTCTTCGTCGGACACAACAGCCAAAAGTTCGTCGTGCACCGTCCCCACCACGGGGTATCTTTTTGACACCCGTAGCATACCATCCGTCATCACAATCCGCGCAACTGCTTGCGTCACATTGTTCGTTATCTTGCCAGCATACAGCTTGGTATCGTCCTCGCCGTACACCCACTGGCTGCGGCCAGCTTCGTCCTTTTTACGCCGCAACTTCGGGTAGAGCAGGCTCATCCCGTTGGGCAACACAATCTGTTCCTTGCGGAACGTCAAGCACTTGTGCGTGTGCTCCTTGCCACCGTACAGTGAGGTCTCGATAAGACCGCTGCACATGTCCCAGAAGCTGGTAACTGGATGGGCTGTGGCTCGGTAAACGTCGATGATTTTCTTCGCTACAACACAGTGTATGAGCAACTCGCTTTCGCTGCAAGTGTGGGGAATCTCCGCCATCTTGGTCAGGTTCTCCTCCCAGTCCACGAAGCGCTGGACGTACTGTTGTGTCACCCCGAGCTGCCTTGCGTCAGCCTTGGTATAGCGCAGGGGCGGAGCCCCAAGGAAGCCCACCAGAAGCTGCGCTGCGAACGACGCCCAGCCTAGCCCGTACCCTGCCCCCAGCAACGCGGACTTGGCCGACTGCCGATGGATGGGGTGACTGTCCTTGGTCATGCCGGGGATGCCGAACATCTGTGCACCAAAGGCAGCATACGGGTCGCCTCCGGCTCGGAAGATGCCCAGCATCTCCGCGTAGTCCGACAGCCACGCCAACACACGCGGCTC